TTGCCTTACGTTGTAGGTCTTCCTTTGCACCCACAAAGTTGGCAATAGCACTACCTGCAGCGGCAATATCCTTGCCGTTCTGTACCGCTGTCTTGATCACAGCGAAGGCAGCATTTGCAGCAGCAAGCTCGGCTAACATCAGTAAACTCGTACACTCTCATCAACTAATTTAGGCAGGCAGTATGCCGTCACCTTTTTCCCTTGTTTGTGTAAGGTTTGTGCGTACCATACGCATTCATTCAAATCTCGGAAGTACATGTCACTGCTGACTTGACGCTTGTCCTCTCCTGTGCCAAGAAAGACAAGCAGGAGAAAGACGTGCTTCATTGTTAGTCGCGGTAACCGCCCCCTGCTTTTTTGTAGGCTGACGCAAGCATCTGGGCTTTACGCCCCGACCACTGTCCCGGGCGTCCGCCCTTGCCACCGGCCTTGATGCGGTTGAAGAGACGCTTTCTCATTCCGGGCTTAGTGTAGTTGCCAGCCTCATTAACTCTACTCTTGCTCTTCTTTTTAGGGCGCGACGATTTGCCAGCTTTTCTAATCCGGCCACCTTTCGCTTTCTCTTCAACACCCGTGATCTTGCCAGCGTTGGCTGTTGCATAGAAGACTTCTTCACCCTTCTTACCCCCGTATGTGCGTTTCATGGAAGACATGATTTTTTCACCTTTGTCTGTGAGGGGCATCAGAACTCTCCCTTGACCATCGCGTCCGAGAGCTTTGTGGCCCGCAAACCTACTTGTTTCGCCCATCTGGAATCGAGCATCTCCCGCCCAGCGGCGTCGAACTTGCGCTCGTGGATCGCAGCCCACATGCGCTTGAATTTACAGAGGCGTGGCACACCCATATTGAAAGCCATGTCCATCAGGATCAACTGACGTACGGCATCCAAGTCATTGACGACAGGCTGCACACGGCACAACTCGTCCTCCACAATCTTGATGTCGTTCATGGCAAGATAACGTGCATCCGCTTCTGTGATACCGTGTTCGTACACGATAGCCATCGACGGAATGTCCATGTAATCGAGTTCTTCCTTACTGATCCCCCGGTCTTTTAAATTGCGCCCGATACCAATAGTGTCGATGCCGAGAGTGTCCTGATACACGGTAAGGACCAAGCCCTCGTGTGCAATCAGCTTGTCTAAGAAATGTGATGTGTTATATTTCATTTGTTCGTCTCATGTCCCATCCACACTGCGAACGCTCCCGTCATCGCCCCCGTCACCACACTTACAAGTGCAGCCTGTTGACTTGTCGGGTCCGCTAGTCCCATGAACCACTCCACCACGCGCCATGCCGAGATCGACACCCCCAGCATCATCAAACGGGGGAGTATCTTCCACTTCAGTATGCGCTCCATAGTGACTTCGGCCATGCCTACTTCTTCCCAAAGAATTTAGTAGCTGAACGAACGCCAAATGAGGCAGCAACGATAACCCCCAAAGAATATTGATACCATTGCGGCATAGCTTCGAGTTGCTGGAATCCATTGGCTACTACCCCCTCCATGCCCGGAATGAATGCAAGAACTAAAGGAACCGAAAACAAAATAACCAACCACTCGTCCTTCCACGAGGATTGGCTACCCTTGATCGCTTCCAAGTCCCAGTCGATTTCACCGGTTGCTTTCTTCTCCATGATGGTCGCTTCTGCTTTCGCTCGTGCAACCTTTGCACCGGTCTCGGCCTTTGTCTTTTCGACCTTGCCCTCTAGCCATGTACTTGCAAGGCTAGACAGCGGGCCGATCAATGCACTTAGCATTTCCACCTCTTCCGCGCCTGTCGTAGGCGGCTATTCGGATTCTTTGCAGCCTTCGGGAACTTCTTCATCTGACCTGCAGAGCGGGCACAGAACGACTTACGTCGCTTTGCGTCCTTGCTTCCGGGTTTTACTTTACCTGTGACTGCAGTCTTGAGTTTGGAGCCGGGGTTCTTGCGACGATACGCTTTTACCCCGGCTTCCGTCATACCCGCGCCCTTCTTGGTGGGGCGAAAATTCTTTTTATTACGGGCAGGCATCTTGTCGGCTTTACGTGCCATCTATATCCCCTTTGGGAAGTTTCTAGTAGGCCGATCAAATTTTTGGCGCATTTTTTTCGGCTTGGTAGGCATGTTTGAGGGAGCATCGTCGCCTAGACGTTTTATAGGTAGTTGCTCTTCAAAATTACGACCCACCCCCAGTTTGTCTGCCTTTCTATTTCGATCAATAGCAGACAGGTAGTCGTTCTCTACCTCTGCGCTAGGCAGTGCCCGTCTACCTCGTGCCTCTTTGCCCATGCTACCGTTTCCTTGCAGTTTGAGCCGCACGTTTAAAGTTGCCGGTTGTTGGTGCGCCTTTACTGCCAGCCTTACGCATCTTCTCGCCGCTACCTGCTTTGATGCGACGACGCTTGGCTGCAATGTTGGCATATAGTCCGGGACGTTTCGCCATCAGCTTACGCCTTTACGAGCTTGTAGCCTTTTGCTTTAGCTGCGGCACGAACTTGTGCAAGAGTCATGGCTGGCTTCTTTGCCGCCTTCTTTTTCTTGCCGCCTACTGCGCCACCTTTTGCATAGCCTTTAGACTTCATGGCAGTACGACCGCCTTTACGCATCATCATCTTACGACCGCCGCGCATCCCGCCTTTTGCCATGCCTTTACTCTTCATCATCTTCTTCATAACTGTTCTCCGCATAGAGGTTGTCGAATACCCGTGCCGTATCACTGACGTAGTTCGGGTCTTGCTTTGAATGATGGACCCACTGACTAGGAGTGAAATCCGGCGGGCCATCGCCCGTTACAAACCATGCAGGGTTAGTTACCCTGACTCGGTTATTCGGAAGGGCAACCATGTTGCCTGTCCACTTGCCAGCATCTAGCAGTTCGAGTACATGACTCTGCTTGTGTTGTGCTGGATCGTCCGCTACTTCAGTGTCTGTGTAGTCTACAGTGAAGTAATACTTAGCCGGATAGAACTCTCCGTCTATCTTAGCCAGCCACGGACACGGTGTGCCTCTGTTGAGTACAAATACTGAGTGGTGATGTGACTGACAGTCCCACGGCTGTGCCAGATAAGTAGGTATAGGTTCAGGCCACTCATCTAAGGGTGTGTCCCCTACTAAGGCTGTGAGGGGCATACGTGCCCACATCGCTCCGCCGTGTACGTTTTCATCTTCCTCGCAACCCGTAAATAGAACTTGAAAAGACAGGGTACGCATAGGCAGGGTGGTTACACCGATGATCATGGCATGTAAAAATTCACCATGATATCTGTCGTGATTTGTTGTATACTCGCGCCGCACCCACGCCTTAAAATACGGCACATTACTTGTGATGTAGTTCATCAGGAACACTCCTCTAGGGGTTTACCCCGGCAGGGGATTCCTGCTTTTATCACATAAAAGAAAGTTAGTCAAGGGGGCAACACGCCCCCCTGACAAGTTTGTTATGTGCCGGTCGAAACCGTAGCAGACTCAACAGGGTTCTGCGACACGTCGCACAGGACGGCGTGTACACGGAAACGCAGTGCAGTCGTACCGGACGATCCGGAGTCAAGCACAGTCACCTGAACAGAGTCGGCAGCAGTAACCATGTTGATTGCTGCGGCCTTCAAGTTGAACTGGATGATTGCAGCAGCGTTACTCGCGCCACCGTCAACCAACGAGTCAACGTCAGTGCTGGTGCCTACATCGAGCGTCACAGACGAGTTGCCCGAAGCCTCAAGGACTTCAAGACAGCCGCCGATCACCATCGTATCTGCAGGCAGATCGATGAGCTTGACGATATCAGCGCCAGCAAGCGAGGTGTTATCCACCGCGTCGTAAACCGGGGAGGTGACGATGTACGGACGGGGCAGGTTGCCCGGATGCCCTACAGTACCGCCGCCGGTAATAGTACGATCATAAGTAGCCATTACTCAGTCCTCCCTACTAGTCAAGGCTAACAACGCCACGGACGATGGCTTCCGGACGGAGAACTTTCCGACCAAAGACATGCAGACCGCGAACGATGTCGCTGAAGGTTTCAGTCGAACGGACAACCTCTGTCTTCGCAATGTGCGAAGCGGTAGCCGTTGAGGACATGTGACCACCGAGAATCACGTTCTCAGAGCCGTCCGTAGCAAGGCCAGTCAGCGTTACCTGATCCGTACCCGCGTTCGAGACGAGGGCAGTGGACTTGTAGCACTGGAAGCCAGCAATGTTGCCCAGCGAGACAAGACCGTTACGCAGCGGGGAAGTCGCATCGCCAGTTACCTGAACTTCTGCGAACTTCGCACCAGCCGAGAAGAGGTGCTTGTAGAATGCTGGGGGAGCAACGAACCAGCGGTTCTCTTCCGGAACCGATTCGTTGTCGAGTGCTTCTGCCATCTTCAGCATGGTGTTGACAGCAGTATCGCCGGGGCTGGATGCACCACCGATATCAAGGGCGGAACCAAGCGTACCGATACCCGAGATTTGGGTGGTGGCAGCAGTGGTTTCACCGTTGAGACCTGCGTCAGTCGCCATGAGGTCGAGGACGACAGCGTCGTACTTCC